CTACTAATCCGCCAGGTCCTAGGAAACTAGTGGTACCACCACCTCTAGCAGACAATGGGCTAGGGGTTTTATCATAATGTATCTCACTAAACCCTTGTACCGTGTTGTTAGATACGTCTCCAGAAGTATAGTGCAGTGCTTCATAGGCCACAGTCATAGTGTGCGTCATGAGGTCATACTCGCCTTGCGTTAATTCATCGTGTTGGAAAGAAGTGATAGTGGGTCTTATCAACGTGTAAGCACTGAATTTCTTCTGATGCAGATTGTAAATTCTGATGGCTTTGATATAGTTTGTAGCATCGGGTGCGCCAGCAGGACTATACCCCCATGCCTTAGTAACACGAGTTTGATATTTGTGATTGGCATCATATATGGTTTCTTCATGATCGCCATCTCGATAATGGTATCTATAATAATTTGCCCAAAAATCCCTAACTACATTTGCCCCATCATCATGAAATGTAATGTTGACTGGTTCATAATTAATTCGTTCTTGGACTATGTTCTTTCGATTGTATGCGTTTAAAACTTTATTCTGTATACTAAATTTTGGCAGTGTTACACTCTTAGCCATCAACCCCAATTCTATTTGACTGTTTCGGTCAGGTGAAGGTACCGCAGGATTAAAATCAATAAACACGTGAAATAATGATTTGAATTTGGGACTTAGCCGGTATAATCCATCAACAAACGTTCTTGTAGCATGCTGATAATCACGAATCTCGTCGCCAGCGGCCAGTTGATTTAAAAATTGTGAAGCAATACTAGGCATTAAATTAATCCGTTTATATTATTTAGCCGTTAAAAAACCCGGATTAATCCGGGTTTTTGTTTGGTATTGGTTGTTAACCAGTAATAACTGTGCCCAATGTTCTTGCTACAGTGGCACCAACGCCTGTACCAATTGGGGTCTGTATCGCATTATCATACCGTATGGTAAGCGCAACAGTCATAGGATCATTAGTACTGTAGTTGGCATCACCGTAATCAGTGTTAGTTAAGAAGCAGCCATATAATTCCCAACTTTCAAGTACAATAGGCTCGCTGGCTCCATTACCGCCATCTAATACTTCAAAACGTGTAATGAATTTATAATCAATACCACTAGCGGCACTGGCTTGTTCCATAAAGTCAAACTGTTTCTGTATTTGTTCACCCACACGCCTCGAAACTTCACCGCCTGCGTCATCACGTAATGTGCAGGTTACTGTTTCCCATGTTGGTTTACCAGCATAGTATAGACGACTGTTATATGCATGAATCTCTACAGGATCAAAACCGACTTTTGGTCTAGTAAAGTCCATTACCTGTTTAGTAAGTTCCGTAGTAGGCTGTGTTACCCCAAAGTTTTCAAAGGTTACTCGAAAACGGAATTTGAGTTTTGGCATCAACAAACCTTGTGCGCTAGCACTTTGGTTTGTACTTAACGGTACTGTAAATTTACTTAATGACGATGTTGCCATTTGATTATTCCTTCTTTATAATATTTACCATTTTTATACTTTTGTTATTGGGGGAGTACTCCCCCAATAACAGCGTATATTATAATCCTGCCGCTATTGCTCCAGTATTCTTCAATCTAACTGGAATGTAGATAAATTCAATCGCTTTAACTGGTTCTATAGCAATATCAATCCACAATTCGTTACGATCTATTCGATCTGGTGTGTTATTTGTTGTATCACAAACCACCAAGTAGTCGTAAATACCACGTTTAGCAACCACATCATTTAATACTGATTCAAATGCTGCTTTTACTTGATTACGTGTAATAGTGTCATTTGGTTCAAATATAAACGGACGAGCCACTTGATCTAATACTATGCGTAAGTAGCAAATTAGACGAGCTACATTAATTCTATCCATTGCACTGTTCATTGCTGCGCGAGTTTTTTGTCCATAGTTGACTAAACCTACACCAGGCAATACGGTGAGCGGATTAACTCTCTGTGTATATAAAACATCACGCAGTCCTTCCGTTACACCAATGCTCTTAAAATCATTGTTATCACTAGTGTCAACATAACCAATAGCACTAACATTGTCTATCAACCCGCGGCGTACGCCAGCTGGTGCAAACCAAGGATAGCTGATATTATCGCTACGAATGATTGTACGCAACATCATATGGCTAGCCGGAACCACTACACTCTCACCACCTAAGTCAGTACCTAATCCTGCTGGGTAGAATACTCCTAGATATTCACTATTGCTAACCAATCCATTCAGCCCATTGTTTTCTGCAAGATTTTGATTACTTGCCCATGTTTCAATAGCCTGTGTACTGGCTTGTAAGGTTAACGGGGCATCACCAATAATAAATGCTGTTTGTTTGCGATCGTTGTTTAACGTGATCATATTTTGGATCAACTCTGGGTAGCCAGGGCAGCAAATGAGATTGAACTGAGTTTGTTCTTCTCTTAATGCTGTTGAGCTCTCAATAGCAGCTTTCATAGCTTCAACCACTACATTACGTTGAGCTTTGCTACCAAAATACGGAACTTGATTTTCATCTACCCCGCTGTTAGAAACCCACGCTGCCACTTCTGAAGGTGGATTGTCTTCATTAGCAAACCATTTGCTTTCGAAACGTTTAACCCCATAACCGCTGCGACGGGTATTAAACAATAGTGTACCACGAGCAAATAATCTATAATCAGGAGCATCTGGATCCAGGTAGTCGCTGCTTTGCATCGCTGCAATATTTGGAATTTCATCTACTATTGGGTTAGTTGACCCGTTTGTGCCCCAGCGTGCATCAGCAAATACAATGCCATCGACGCTCACTTGATCAGTGTTGTCGATCAATTCCCATACTGATGTATCTGTATAACGATAGATGCGTGGATAGTTTTCCAAATCACCAGTATCGATCCATAAATCACCAGGTACTAGTTGTGCTCCGTTAACTTGTGTAGTTGGTCGGCTAGCACTTAAAATAGGACCTAATTCGTCTGTTGCTGATAGATCATAACCACGTGCATCGTTGGCTACGTTTTTATAACCTTTCCAACCGCTACCATCATTGATCATAATATCAACTTCAAGAGCAGTATTATAGTACCATAATGTACCATCTGCTGGGTCTGTATATGGTGCAACATCGGATGGTGAGTATGTCAATGCTGTGAACGGACTAGCTAAAAATACTTGTCCAGGTACCAAAGTTTGCACGTTGGAATCATCATCAAACCCAGCATAAGAAAGAGGTGTTCCAGTAACCTGTGTGAATTTAATAGTACCGCCCGCTAAGTGGCTGATACTAATAGCACCCGAAGATTCAACTACTGCTACAATATTTGGCAAGTTAGCAGCTAAAATTGCAGCCACAAACTGCTGAGCTGTAACCGTAACTGCTGGTGAAATCGCAGTTAATGTAATTGTTGCAGATTGTGTTACTGTTGAGCCAGGCACACTTACTTCCATAATAAAGGAATTGTTATTAGTGAATGCAAACGGAGAGGTGGGCACCAAACTAGTAACTTTTACTAACCCAGTAACATTTTTTACATAGGGTTTAAATGAGCCTGTATCATCACCAGATACATCATACTTGATATACAGCGATCCAACATCAATTTGAGCACCGCCACCCACTGGGTCCATTTGTTGTATTGCATCAGTATCGCTCGAATATAAAGGAGCGGCTTGCAGAACCCAACTGTCTAAATTAGCATTGTATTCTTTAATTCCCCAGTTGGCACCATTGCCTGTAGCACTAGTTTTGAACCAAACACTACCGTAAGGTCTAGGTTGAATATCTGTTGTTCTCCATGCTGGGACATTACGATACCCACTAAATTGTGTTACTGGTGTATAGTATGTTCCTGCGGCAATACCCAATGTCGATAATACTGCCGAGTTTCCAGTAATAGTAACCAATCCATCAGGTAATGAAACATTACCTACTGAGGACGCTGTATTATCTGCTCTAATTTCAAGTTGGCCAGCGACGTTCACTGTGGCGATAACACCAGTAATTGCAGCCGCAACAATATCATCTGCAACATCCGAAACACTGGTTCCACCAAAGGTCACTGTAGTGTTATTAATAGTAATCTCATCACCATTTACAACCGTTGGGTTCGCTGCTGAGCCAACAATCGTTGGGTTCGCTAATTGCCAGCCGCCGCTGCCTACTGCTACCCAAGTATTGTCATATCTCTTATAGAAAACCGGGTTTGATGTGCTTAGTGCATTAATCGCATATGACCCAACAGACCCTATAGAATTAATTGGAACACCTGCATTTAATTCGTCTGCATCAGTGATGACCAAAGGAGTTTGCAGTGTAAATCCACCATCTTCGGTCCACTCATAAATGCCCCAATTGGTATTCAACAAATCCAACCAGTAAGTGCCATCTACTGGATTTCCAGTAGGACGTATACTAGTACCTGTAAGTTGCGCAAGGTCAACATCTGCACGTTGGATGTATACTTTGTTTGCTACACCCAATGCGCTGTATGCTGCCAACAATCCATATTCATTTAATTCATGAGCATGTAATGGATTGTCACTAGCATCAACTTGGAATGTTGGAGTCCCAAACAAACTTACCAATTCTCGTTGACTCGAAACTGCTATTAGTTTTTTAGCGTTAGTTGCTGTAGTACCAGATGCTATAGAACCACTGGTATTTAATTTGTCTTGTGCAGTAGCAAGCAACACATAAGGAACAGTACCAACCGCAGTTGGTTGATATGTACTTTCGTCAATTACCGTTACTTCTACTCCTGGTGAAATTAGTGCCATTTTAGTATTCCTTTATAATAATACTTTAAGTTATTTATCAGCATCACCAAAAAATACCGTGTTAAGGAGCCTTGGCAAAGGTTCAGCATTAAACATGTCAGCAACAACAATAAATACCATATGCAATATCGTCCTTTATGCAAATCTTGTGGGAAAATGCCGTGTGCCATTAATTATATCAACAATGGAGAAACCCATTTTAGATCAAGGTGTAATGGGTGCATCAGGAAAGGGAAAAAGCTGAAACCGCAACAACCTAGCTGGGCTATTGCCGGGTACAAAAAGAAACCGCATTGTGAAAAATGCGGTTTCAAAGCAAGGTATAAAGAGCAGCTATTTGTTTTTTACGTTGATGGCAATTTAAACAATAACAATCATCTAAACTTACGATCAATATGTGCTAATTGCCAAATTGAAATAGCTAAAGAAGGTTTAGGTTGGAAGCAAGGTGACCTCGTTCCTGATTTTTAAGTTAATTAGGTTTTCAATCTCACCATATAATTCTTCAATAGAGCCGTTGTTTTCAATAACAATGTCAAAATC